GATCGCTCTGGAGCAGTACATCCTCCAGCCCGGCGTGCTCCGAAAAGAGACATCCGAGATGCGAGACGCGCGATACCCAAACCGCGTCCTGGAACTCGGGTCCGGAGGCAGCACTATCTTCTGGGCGAAGCGCGTGCCGCACGTTACGTCCGTCGAGACCGACCCGGCTTGGGCGCCGGCCACCGCTGCGGCACTCGAACGGCACGGGGTCCGCGGCAAGGTCGAGCTGATCGCGACGCCACACGCCGACGCGCTCCAGCGCGTGGCCGCGATGCCTGACGCGAGCTTCGACCTGCTCCTCGTGGACCATGCCGACCCAACGCTGCGGCGCGGGCGGATCGTCAACCGCCTGGAGCTGGCCAAGGTCGCGGTACCGAAGCTTACGACCAACGGTTGGTTGGTCGTAGACAACTACGCGATGCACGGAATGCAGGACTTCGACTATACTGGGTGGCACGTATGGCACTTCGACGACATGCGCTACTCGGGTCGCGGCACGCTGATCGCCCGCCGCGCGAACGCTTTCCCGCTGCGAGCGAGCAGGTGAGCACCCAGCCTCGCGTCCCTGCGGGAAACCCGACCGGAGGCCAGTGGACGTCTAGCCGAAGCGGCTCAGGCGCTGGGCGGGGAGTGGCGCAGTCTGGCGACTGGCGCGTACGCGAAGAATCAGCACTATATGTCGATGATTCGGTGCCCGCCAAGTCGAGACTGAATCACGCCATCAAGGGCTCCGTGCCTGGCACGGCCATCGTCGGCTACGAGTGGAAGTCTATGATCGCGGACGTGGACACCGGAACCGACGAGGGTGTGGTCGCCAAGCGCGTGAGCGACTGGGACCAGTCTGGCTTTTCGACGGGCACCGGCCGTGAGATCGTTCACCACTACTACGTGAAGCACCCGGATGGAAGCGTGACGCTGGAGGGGGTTCGTAGTGCGGAGAAAATCCTCGGAGGCATCACGGACAAGACCACGTTCAAGGGCATGACTTCAGCGGTGAAGACCGCGCGCGGCTGGGAGACCAAGATCAAGGAATCCGAAGGTCGAATCCAAAAGGCCGAGAAGGTGCTGAAGGAGATCGATGCGCTCCCGCGTCCGCCCATCGTCGAGAGCGAGAAGGGGTGGCGCATGGGGGAGGCCGAGGTATGGCACCCTAGCTTCGCGGGGGCGCGCCCGACTACCATCCCCGAGGAGCGTGAGCGCGCGCTTACGTCGAGCTGGCGCGATCAAGAGGCCCGCCGCCGCGGTATTGACTTCCACGTCGCGAGCGAGTATCAGCACCTGCGCACCTATCAGGACAACCTGAAAAAGGCGATGAAGAAGGTTCGTAACTTCATCGGAGGGGCCTAAAACGATGGAGATGCTATGAGTACCCCGGAGACCCGATGAAGCTCATCGTTCCCACCCACCACTCGCGCGCCATCCAGCGCATCTCGGACGCGTTGGCCGCGGATGCGTCGCTCCTGGGCCATGAGGTCGCCCGCCCGGAGACCATCCGCAAGGACGTGCACCGCTCGCGACCTATCGAGGGCGAAGCCGACGGCGACGTGCTGGTGATGCTCGTGAACGGGCTGCACGACCATTTTTACTACCAGGCCGATCGGTGCCGCAAGCGCGGCCAGAAGTTCGCGGTGGTCCAGATCGCGCTTCGTACGACGAGGCAGCCGAGCACGAACCAGTGGCGCGAGCTGTGGCGAGACGCCACGGTCGTCTGGAGCTACTACCCGATCGCGGACTGGATCGCCGCGGACGGAGGTGATCCGGTCGACTTCAACTTCTACCACGCGCCGCTCGGAGTCGACGCCTCGGTGTTCACGCCGGAGCCCGCGGTCGCGAGGGACGTCCTGGTGTGCACGTCTGGCTTCCGGCGGAGCCAGGAGGGCGTCGGGGAGTGCGACGACGCCGCTGCCGCGCTCAAGGCCAAGGTGTTTCAGCTCGGGCCTCAGTACTCGATGAAGTCCGAGACGATCTTCAAGACGGGGATCTCCGACGAGGAGCTGGCGGCGATGTATCGCCGGTGCCGGTTCGTGAGTGGCTTGCGCCGCCACGAGGGATTCGAACTGCCGGCGGCTGAGGGCCTGCTCTGCGGCGCGAGGCCCGTGATGTACGACCAGCCGCACTACCGTCAGTGGTTCGGCGACTGGGCCGAGTACGTCGCGGAGCGCGACCCGAAGTCCGTGACGCTCGATCTCGTGGCGCTGTTCCAGACGGGCGGGCGGTACGTGACGGAGGCCGAGCGGAAGGCTGCGGCGGCGCGCTTCAATTGGAGCCGGATCAGCAGAGACTTTTGGGCTACGGGTGGGGTAGAATAGAACATGGGTGACAAGCAGGGGCACGAGTTCCGGGGCAACCAGTGGACCAGCGCCAGGACCGGAGGCAGGGCCGCAGCAGCAGCCGTGGTGAAGAAGGGCGACTGGTCAGAAGGTTCCCGTTCGGGCCGCGCGGCCCTGGCCGGTTCGCACGAGGAGAGTTATGTCGCGCCCGGCAGGTCTCGAGCCGGGGACGGCGACGGGCGCGACCCGGCGGGCGGCCGCGCGACGTTCAAACCCGAGGCTGGCGGGCGGCTCTACCACGGTTCGCGGGACACCGGTGACTTCAAGGGCGGCGAGTTGTATCTGGTGGACCACTACGATGAGGCAGTCGGGTACGCCGAGGGCAAGGCGCTCACCGGCCACGGCCCGGAGTCGGACGCGCACGTCGCGACCGTGAGTCTCCCGCGCGGCAAGGCCGTGGACATCAACGACGAGGTGAACGAGGCCATCATGGAGGGCGACGACCTAGAGGCGGCGCTCGCTACCGGGTTCGCGCGCGCCCGGGCCGCCGGCGCACTGTACGCCACCTACACCCACCCGTCGTTCAGCAGCGACAGAGAGCAGAACGTAACCGTCCTACTCGATCCCAAGAAGGCGAAGCGGGTCGGCGGCTGGTATCTGCGCGGGGAGAAATAGAAATGGGCGATAAACCGGGGCACCCGTTCAGAGGGAACCAGTGGACCGCGGGGCGCTGGGACCAGGTGAAGACGGGTCAACCTATCGTTTTAAACGGGTTCCGCGGCGAGGGGGTATACGGCGGCTTATCCGTGGAGCAGCAGGCGAAGTTTGGGAGGGAGTTTTTGCTGGGCGAGGGGATCTACGTTGCCCCTACTAAGACGCTCGCCGGACACTTCGGAGAGGTACGGCCCGTCTCGGTCCGCATGAAGAACCCATACGTTATCGAGGCCGCGAATACCGAGAGCCTGCGAGACTTGGACCTGGAACAGATCAAGAAGGACGGACACGACGGGATCGTCATCAGGAAGGGACAGGCGTTCTTCGGTCGGAATCAAGAAGACTTGAAGCAAGTGGTCGTATTCGACAAGTCCCAGTTCCGAGAAGGGCACGCCGAGCCCGGCGGGCTGGATAAGGGAACGGTCGTCCGCATCAAAGACGTCGCCGTCGCGAAATACGCTGGTCCGACCTTCCGCGCGGATGCCAGGGCACAAGTTGGGAAGATCGGGAAGGTGACATCGTTCGACGCGTGGGGAAACCCGAGCGTGCGCGTTGGTGGGAAGACGTACCACTTCAACGCGGACGAAGTAGAGAAGGAGCCGACCGACTACGAGAAAAACCCGCCCAAGAGGGTCGGGAAGTGATGGACCTCTCCGTCCTCATTCCCGCCCGCAACGAGATGTTCCTCAGGCGTACCGTCGAGGACGTCCTCGCGAACGCCCGAGCCGAGACCGAGGTGATCGTCGTCCTCGACGGCGCCCCGGCGGTCGAGCCACTCACCCAGCACGACCGCTTGACCGTCGTGATCCTGCCAGACTCGATCGGGCAGCGGGCCGCTACGAACCTCGCGGCGCGGCTCTCCGACGCGCGGTACGTGATGAAGCTCGACGCCCACTGCATGGTGGCCGAGGGGTTCGACGTTGAGCTGATCCGCGCGGCCGGCGAGCTGGGTCGCAACGTCACGCAGATTCCCCAGCAGTACAACCTCCACGCGTTCGACTGGGTGTGCGGCTCCTGCGCGAATCGCACTTACCAGGGTCCGACCCCGGTGAAGTGCGACAAGTGCGGGGCCCCGAGCCCGAAGCGCGAGATGGTCTGGAAGCGGCGCGAGAAGCGCCTTACGACCGCGTGGCGCTTCGACGAGACGCTCCACTTCCAGTACTTCCCGGAGTGGCAGAAGCGGCCTGAGGGCCGCGGCGAGATCGCGGACACCATGAGCTGCCTCGGGGCTTGCTGGTTCCTCGAACGCGAGCGGTACTGGCAGCTGGACGGGATGGACGAGGGCCACGGCTCGTGGGGCCAGATGGGTACCGAGCTGGGCTGCAAGTCGTGGCTCTCCGGCGGGCGGATGGTGACGAACAAGCGCACGTGGTTCGCGCACATGTTCCGGACGCAGGGCGGTGACTTCGGGTTCCCGTACGAGCTGCGCGGGCGCGACGTCGACAAGGCGCGGAAGCACAGCCAGTCCCTCTGGTTCGAGAACAAGTGGCGCGGCCAGGTCCGCCCGCTCTCGTGGCTCGTCGAGCATTTCTGGCCCGTGCCCGGGTGGTCGGGCGCGGCGTTCGAGAAGGTGCGGGCGAAGGGCGCGGCGTTCGAGCTGCTCCATAAGATCAAGCCGAACCGGGACGAAATAAACCGGATCACGGGCAAGCGTATCGCGCCGGAGCCGGACCCGGAGCCGACCGCCGCGCCCGAGGGGCCGGTGCCGAGCGACGAGCAGGCGCTTGAGGCACGGGTGGTTATCCCGACTGAGGTCGCGAAGGTGATACCGGATCTCTTCATTCCCAAGGTGGTCGTACCCAATCCGGGTATGATCGTACCCAATCTGGGTACGAGCCCAACCAAAGGCGTCATCTACTACAGCGACGCGCACGCCCCAGGCGAGGTGCTGACGGCGTGTCGCGATCAGCTCCGCCGAGCGAGCGGGGAGCTCCCGATCGTCGCGGTGACGCTTGAGCCGACCGCGTTTTTCTGCGACGCCGCCCGCAACATGCGAAACGTCGTTCTCCCGCTCGAGCGCGGCTACCTCACAATGGCAAAGCAGATCCTCGTGGGGCTTGAAGCGAGTACGGCCGAGGTGATCTACTTCTGCGAGCACGACGTCCTCTACCACCCCAGCCACTTCGACTTCACCCCGCCGCGAACGGATGAGTTCGGAATCACGACGGGCTACTGGTACAACGAGAACGTATGGAAGGTGGACGCCGAATCAGGACGCGCGCTGTTCTACTACGTGCGCCAGCTCAGCGGCCTCTGTGCGCGGCGCAACACGCTGCTCACGCACTTCCGAAAGCGGGTTGAGCTGATCGAGAAGAACGGCTTCAACCGAAAGATGGGCTTCGAGCCTGGGACGCACCGACGACCCGAGCGCGTCGATGACTTGACCTCCGAGGCGTGGATGAGCGCGCAGCCGAACATCGACATCCGGCACGGCGACAACCTGACGCCGAGCCGCTGGAGCCGCGAGCAGTTCCGCAACCAGCGGTTCACGCGGGGCTGGACCGAAGCGGACTGTGTTCCGGGGTGGGGGTTGACGAAGGGTCGGTTCCCCGAGTTGCTCAAGGGTGTACTTCAGGCCCCGGCTGCTGTAAGATAGTCATCAGCTGGTCGGGCGGGGAGATCGCGCTTCCCTAGTGGCGGCGCCGCCGGTCCTCGGCCCCGGGCCCCGCCCGACGAGCCCCATGTCCCAGGAGGGACGATATATGGAAGAGACCCGGCCTGACGAGTCGATGATCCGGAGGGCGTTGCGGACGGTGCTCGGAGGCAAGGCCGAACAGGTCCCGCTTACGCGATCCGAGCTGGAGCAGGCTGCGAACGAGCGTCGAGCCCGCGAGCGGGCTGCCCAGATCGCGAGCGGGGTCACCCCAAAGAGCGGACGCGGATCGAACGGGGGCACGACCCCGCTGCCTGAGGGCGTAAGCTGGCGACCGCATGTTGGCCGCCGTCAGCGGGAGCGCGGGCTGCGACAGGCGTGGGCGCAGTTCGAGAAGCTGTGTCGGGTGAACCCGTGGTACGCCACGACCCGCGAGCGACTCCTCGACGCGGTCCAGGACGAGCCGGATGCGGAGTACGCCGCGATGAACATCGCGCTCGGAGCGAAGCTCGCCTCCGACCAGAAGAAGGAGTGGCTCCGCCAGAACCCTCCCCCGCCAAGCGCCCCGCCGATGGTAGAGGGTGTCGACTGGGTCGACGCCCTCAATCACGCGTTAAACCAGTGGGAGAAGCTGCGCGAGGTCACCGCCGCGCAGGCTGCGGCGGACGGCGCAGCGCTGTGAAGTCCAAGCTCCGCATGCCCGTCGACGCCCTCGACTACGCGATACACTGCGCGTTCGTCTCCTCGAACGACCGCCGGAAGCCGGGGGTGGTGATCGACCGCATGCGCGGCGAGTACCGGGAACTCCTGGGCGAACTCACGAGCGACCAGGCGCGCAGCATGCGCCCGACGCTCGGTATGGAGTATCGCCCGGTTCACGAGGCGAAGGAGCGTTTCCGTCAGGCCGTCCGAATGGCCGGAGGAGAGGTGTGAAACTCCTCGACCACGGCAGCGTCGAGCTGATCGAGACGTGGGGCTCCGACGAGCGGATCATCGAGGCCGCGCGGATGAGCACGAACAAGGGCTTCCAGGGCTGGGGTCCGAAGGCCTGCCCGACCTGCGTCGTTGATGCGGACCCAGCTCCCGAGGACTGTGCGTGTTCGAAGTGTGGAGGGACGTGCTCCGTTCCGGGCGACGAGAAGCTGCTTCGCTACCTCTGGGAGCACGACCACTACACGCCGTTCGAGATGGGCGGGGCGACAGTCGAGGTCCAGGCTCCGATCTTCGTATTCCGGGAGTGGCACCGGCATCGGACGCAGAGCTACAACGAGCTGTCCGCTCGTTATACCCCGATGCCCGACGTGAACTACCTCCCGACCGTCGAGCGGATGCTGATCTCGGGCGGCGCGAACAAGCAGGCGCAGTCCGTGGGCGGCGCGTTCGGGGAACCGCCGCTGGAGGAGCAGCGCCGCGTGACGTTCGGAGCGTGGTCGCAGGACCTGAGCGACCTCTACGCCCGCGCCGAGCACGTCTACCAGAGCGGGCTTCGGGCCGGCGTGCCTAAGGAGATTGCCCGCCTCGCCGTGACGGTCGGGCGCTACTCCCGGATGCGGGCGTCCGCGAACCTACGCAACTGGCTCGGGTTCCTGAAGCTCCGCATGGCCGAGAACGCGCAGTGGGAGATCCGGCAGTACGCGAACGCGGTGCACTCCGTCCTGTCAGAGAAGTTCCCGCGTACGCTGGCGCTGTTCGACGAGGGGCGAGCATGAAGATCGACACAGAATGCGGGTCGTGCGACGGGTCCGGTCTATACAGCGGCATGTGTGAAGGCCCAGGTCGAGCCGTCATCTGCCTCGACTGCGGCGGTACGGGGTGCCACGTCATCCAGTACAAGCCCTACCAAGGGCGCAGACGGAAGCGAGGGATCAACACCATCCAGGCTTCCAGAGGTCGGTTCATCGTCGGACCGATCGGAGGTGGAGGCTCCGAGATGAGCTACGCGGAGTTCGAAGCGAAGATTCCGGCACCGAGACACCATAACTGATGAGACTACCCGAGATGCTGATTCGCGCCGCGTGTGAAGTTGGAGTTCACAGTACCCGAACTCTGGGTTCCTGTCCGCACACTCCTTCGAACTTATTGATGCCCTCGTGGCTTCTGACCGAGTATCTCGCGCAGCTTCGACAACACCTCGCGTGGGCACGCACGATCAATCGGGTTTACGACTCACGGCAGACCGTGATGATCCCCGTACCCGGCAGGAATTGGTTTTTGTGAGCCCTGTTTCGCACGGCGACTACTGGGCGTCCAAGCCGATCGTCGGTCTGACGGCCGCGGATCGGCAGGCCACGATGATCCTCGCCGAGCCGAAGCCATCTAAACCCCGACGGCCGCGGCAGCGAGACTGCCGCCACGAGCCGCCGTACCCGGGCGAGGAGACGGTCATGATGTCGATGAGCGACCCGGGCACCGTCATGCACGGGTGCGCGGCGGACCTCGGGGCGCGGTGCTACGTGACGTACCCGCACCCCATCGCGGAGTGCAGGGAGTTCATCTCAACGAGCGCGGACGAGTATCGCGAAGAGCACCGGTGGGAGCGGGTGCCGTGAGCGAGCGCGCGGCTCTCGTCCTGCTCGACAAGGCGATGGAGCGCTACGGCGTCGCGCGCGACGAGGTCGCCCCGCTGGTGGCGATGAAGCTCGCGGTTGTCCTGGATGACACCCGGGAGCCAGAAGACCGGCTGGAACCTATAGATCCGGGATGCGAGGCGTGAGCCGCGAGATCTCGGGTCTGACCGAGCGGCAGCGGGTCGAGCTGATTGTGAAATCGTTCCTGTTCGGGGGCAACGAGCTGGCCGAGGGCGACGTCTCCGACCAGTACCGGCGCGAGACGAACGAGCGGCCGGACCGGAAGGTCGTGCTGGAAGTGATTGAGAAGTGGAAGGGGCGCGGGAAGTGAATTGCATCCGCTGCGCGGGAGCCTGCTGCGAGGAGATCACCATCGAGATTAACGCGAGCAACGAGTTCCCAGGCGCGATGGCCGAGTGGCTGGCGGCGCGAGGCGTGCCGGCCGGCCCGCGCCTATACGCGGTCCCGTCCCGCTGCCCCCAGTTGACCGACGCGGGACTCTGCAGGTGCCACGAGGAGAAGCCGCTCGTCTGCGCGGTTATGGCGGTGGGCGGCCAGGAGTGCCTCGACGCGTTGCGCCGCCGCCGGACGCCGGAGCAATACGCCGCGATCCGGGACGAAGGCGACCCGGAGGTGATCCACGACGGCGCGGGCCGCCGACCATCCTGATGGAGGGCTAAGATGGGAGACCGTCCGGGACACCCGTTCCGGGGCAATCAATACGTGAGCGCCGCGCGCGCTTCGGGCGGCGGCTTCCACGACCCGGTACGCGACGCCGCCCCGCCGCGTGAGGCCGGCTTCGTCTACCACGCCACGAGCGAAGAGAACCTCGAAGGTATCGCTGACCGGGGGCTCGTGCCGCACGGCCCGAGCCACGGTACGGACCAGGAGACGTGGCCGGACGGTTCGACCAAAAAGCGCAGCTACTTCATCGACGAGCCCGCGCACGCGGCGTCGTTCGCGCCGGCGGAGGGCCGCCCGGTGCTCGTGCGCGTGCCCGAGGCGGGAATGCGGCGTGAGAGCACGGGCGACCGGTTCACCAACTCCAGGATCCGCGCGGAGCTGGTTGAGGTGCTCGGCAAAAACGGCAAGTGGTACAGGCTGGGGCGCAGTGACTACGAGAAGAACCCGGCGCGCGACGCGACGCGGGGCCGCTCCGAGGCGGCGCGGGACCGCGAGCAGGTCAAGGCGCGGCGGAGGTGAGGGTCATGGTGACGGGCTCGCGCGACTGGACGGACCGTGCGCTGCTGAAACGCTGGCTGCTGACGATAGTCCCGCCAGGGGCACATACGCTCGTACACGGCGGCGCCAGAGGCGCGGACCTGATCGCCGCGAGCCTCACGATCGACCTCGGTTGGTCCGAGGAGCCGCATCCCGCCGCTTGGACGGCCCCGTGCGAGCGAGAGTGCCCTTCGGGACACCGTCGGCTCAACGGAAACATGAGCGGCAGCTCTTACTGCCCGGACGCCGGGAAGCGTCGGAATCAGGAGATGGTCGACTCCCGGCCCGACTTGGTGATCGCGTTCCCGACCGCCCGATCGGTCGGAACCTGGGACGCGGTGCGCAGGGCGCGGAAGGCGGGGATCCGGGTGGAGGTGGTGAATGTTCGAGAACCCGTGGGTTCCTGACCTGACGCCGTACGACAACGTCTTTACGCCCCCGCTCCATCCCGAGGGCTCCGGCGTCTGCAACACGGGTTGTATGCACTGTTCGCAGTGCGGCCTCGGGCCTCAGACGTGCCTGACGTACAGGTACGTGACTGACAGGGCCGTCGACGACTCCGGGCTGCTCGACAGCTACGTGTCGACCCTGTCCGCCGGCCTCTGCCCGCGGTGCGCGTCAGCATGAAGTACCGGAAGATCCACGCTACGTCGAACAAGATCGAGCCGCGGATGGCGAGAGCCATCAAGGTGGCGGCTGACCGGGTTCGCGAACGGATCCCGTTCCGGGAGATCGAGGAGGCCATATGGCGGAAGGATCTGCGGGAAGTCCGGGCGCTCCTCGGCGGCATCGACGTTGCGGACGCCTACGAGCCGTCCGCTGAGATCGTGCGCGAGGCCGTCGTGACCGGCGGGAAGATCGCGTGAGCTTCCGCGCGGTGATCGTCCACGCGGTGGCTATCCCTCTCCTGCTGACTGTCAGCGGGCCGCAGGTGGAGCAGGTGAAAGAATACCACAAGCCAGAGCTGACGGTACGCGTGTTCCCGCCGATACAAGTGGTCGACATCGCGCATGGGTGCTCGGCGGTTCTGCTGACTGCCGAGATTAGAGGCCCGGAGGACGAGAGGTGGTACTGCCCGCGCGTCACGTGGGAGAAGCCGGACGAGACCAAGGCGATAGAGGAGTCCGACTGCCCGCCGTTCGCAGAGCGGTACGACTGCTACCCGAAGCTGCCCGAGAAGTGCCAGCCTGGATGGCACCGTAACAGGGACGGGAAGATCCTCGACAACGAGGAGCAGTCCGGCTGCGAGTGCAACGTCGTCGGGTACCCACGCCGTTGGTCCATCTCTCTCTGCGCCCCGGCCCATCCTCAAGGCGAGGCCTGGGAGGTCTGGGCCCGGCTGGAAGGCGGGGGCAAGACCGTCGCGCGACAGCCCGTGAGGTTCTGGGTTAAATGAGTGGGAGTCTCGACCGGATCCACGTCTACCCGTCGTACGGCGGCGAGGACGACCACGGGTTCCCGGATCACCGGCCGGGCTGCCCTGCGATGACGCCGTCCGGCTGCAACTGCTGGTCGGACCTCGTGACAGCGGAGCACCTCACCGACGGCCGACCTTGCTGGTGCCGCCCGCAGATCGTCGAGGTGCTTGGGACGGGCCGCCGGGTCGTGGTACATCGAAGGATGGAGTGCTGAGGCTGTGGCGATTCCTCTGCCGAAAACTCAGTTCAAGTTCGACGGCCGAAATCAGCATGCTCAGGCGGTGGCCGCGAGACAAGCTGCACGCTACGTGACGCGCGTGTCGGACGAGACGAGGCAGGCCATTAACACCCTGATCGTCCGGGCCATCCGGGACAACATCACTCCCTCTGAGACGTCCCGCCTGCTCCGCTCAGTAGTGGGCCTTACGTCGCAGAGCACCGCCGCCGTGGTGAACTACTACGAGGGACTCGTCGAGCGCGGCGAGACGCCAGCCGCCGCGCAGAGGTACGCCGACAAGTACGCCGGAAAGCTCCTCGGGGTCCGGGCCGAGACGATCGCGCGGACCGAGATCATGGGCGCGCTGAACGCGGGCGCGCTCGAGAGCGCCCGCCAGCGACAGGAGGCGGGGCTGTTCCGCGAGCCGATGAAGCGGTGGACCGTCACGCCGGACGAGGCGACGTGCCACGTGTGCCGCCCGCTCCACGGTGAGACCGTCCAGCTCCACCAGGTGTTCAGCGTCGGGGTGCTGGCCCCGCCGGCGCACCCGCGCTGCAGGTGCTCGGTGACTTTCTTCGAGCGCGGGACCGAGCGGGAGTTGCCTCCGGTCGCGCCCACGCCCGGGGACTGGAACCTGCAAGGCGAGGCGCGCCAAGTGTACGCGCAAGAACTCCTCGAGCGCCGGCGCAGCGGGCGCTGACGATCTTTACAGAGTTTCACGAATCACCACGCTCATGGTATAATTATCTTCTAGTAGACGCTCGCTCAGGTTGGGCGGGCGAAAACCCACAGCGGCGGTGCCGCGGAGGAACATGAAAGCAGTCTACCAGTCGCAGGACGAGATCCCCGAGGCGCTGCGCGGGGAGTACGAGGAGAAGGGCGGGTCGTTCGTTCTGAAGGTCGACGGGGAGCTCCCGACGATCGCAGAGCTCAAGGCCGCGGCTGTCGCCGCGGAGCAGAAGGTCGCCGGATTCCGTGAGAACAACATCACGTTGCTCAAGGAACTCGGCGCGCAGTCGATGGAGGAGGCGAAGGAGAAGCTCCGGACCCTCAAGACGGTCGATCCCGCGGAGTACCAGCGGCTCAAGGCGCGCACCGCCGAACTCGAGGGCCAGGGCATCCGGTCCCCCGAGGACGTGAACAAGATCTTCCTCGAGCGGACGAGGGCCCAGGTGGCGGAGGCCGTGAAGCCGCTCCAAGACAAGCTCGATGCGATCAGCAAGCGCGAGGCACAGGCGCAGGCGCAGCTGGCCCGCACCACGCTCGAGAACGCGCTCCGAGACGCGGCCTCCAAGGCCGGTGTCGATGAGAGGGCGCTGCCGGACTTCCTCAACCGTGGACTGAACGTGTTCGTCCTCAAGGACGGCCAGGTGGTCGCCCTGAAGAACGGCGAGCCCGTGTTCTCCCGCCGCCGGGCGGGCGAGACCCTCTCCGCGGAAGAGTGGGCCCAGGACCTCGCGACGGACGCGCCGCATCTCTTCCGCCCCAGCAAGGGCGGCGGGGCCGCTGGTGGCGGCGGCGCACCGCGCAAACGGTACGTCAGCAACGACCCGCTGGACTTCGGCGCGAACCTCGACGCGATCGCCAAGGGCGAGGTAGCCGTACAGCAGTAAGGACGTGACCCGCGGCCAGTGTTGGCCGCGGGACGACACAAAGAACCGCGAGCGACGACAGTCGCTTCGGACCGACGGTGGCGGTGCCGCCTCGTGCCGAGCCCGGTGGGCCAAACTCCCTGACGTTGTTTCACCACTCTCACAGAGAGGCCAACCAAATATATGGCTCCGAACACGAACACCCTCACCGCAGTTGTACCCCAGCTGCTCGCGCAGGGCCTCCTGGCGCTCCGCCAGATGGCCGTCATGCCCCGTTACGTCAACCGCGCCTACGAGGCGACGGCGGGCGAGAAGGGCTCCTCGATCGACGTCCCCATCCCGTCGGCCATCACGGCCGTCGAGGTAGCGCCGTCCTACGTCGCCCCGGACGACGCCGGCGTCTCACCGACGTCCGTCAACATCCCGCTCTCCGAGTGGTACGAGGCTCCGTTCTTCCTCAACGACAAGGAGATGCTGGAGGTCCAGTCCGGCACGATCCCGATGCAGGCGACCGAGGCCGTCAAGGCCCTCGCCAACAACGTGGACAACGCGATCCTCGGCCTGTACACGGCCGTCTACGGCTACGCCGGCGTCGCAGGCGTCACGCCGTTCAGCGCCGACCTCTCCGAGTTCCTCGACGCGCGCAAGACCCTCAACAACCAGCTCGCCCCGACGGACCCTCGCTTCGTGGCGATCGACCCGGACGCTGAAGCCAACGCGCTCGGCCTCCGCGCCTTCCAGGACGCGGCCTTCCGCGGCGACCGTGACGGCATCCTCAACGGCCAGATCGGCTTCAAGCTCGGCAGCACCTGGTTCATGGACCAGAACATGCCGACGCACACCGTGGGCAACTGGTCCGCAGGTACCGCGAGCGGCACGGCGGGCAGCAACACCGTGACGATCAACGCGGGCACCGGCGCCTTCGTCGTGGGCGACGTGCTCCTGTTCGCAGGCGACACGCAGACCTACGCCGTCCAGACCGTGACCGGCACCGCGCCGACCACGTCGATCACCGTCTTCCCGGTCCTCCAGACGTCGCCGTCGACGGCCGCGATCACCCGGAAGGCCTCGCACCAGGTCAACCTCGCGTTCCACCGCGACGCCTTCGCGTTCGCTTCCCGGCCGTTCGCCGGCGCGGACCCGATGGGCCTCGGCGTGTTCCAGTCGGCCGTCGACCCGGTCTCGGGCCTGACGCTCCGCCTGGAGGTCAGCCGCCAGTACAAGCGGACCCGCTTCGCGTACGACATCCTGTACGGCGTGAAGTGCATCCGTCCTGAGCTGGCCTGCCGCATCGCCGGCTAACCGTCGTACCTAGCGCGTGACGGGTGATCCTCCGGGGTCGCCCGTCACGCACCACCACCGCTCGTACCTACCCCTGAAGGGAAGGAGTAGTACACCCACATGGCACAAGTGATTATCTCTCCGGAGACCAAGGCCTCCGGCAAGCTCCGCATCGTGACGGGTACCGTCGCGCTTGACGGGTCGAACCCGACCTCGGTCGACCTCTCCGGCAAGCTCCACACGATCGTCGCGGCGTCGCTCTCGCTCGCCGGGTCCTCGGCCCCGGGCGTCGGGACGTCCGTCTTGACCTACGCCGCTTCCGACGCCGTCCTGAGCATCTACGCGTGGAAGGTCACCGGGGCCGGCGACACCACGCTCGTCGCGTCAACCGGAACCGAGACCGTCAGCTACGCCGTCATCGGTTACTGAACGGGAACTGGAGGCTAACACATGGCCAAGTCCACCCCGTCCGAAATCGAGATCTGGTACGACGACGCAGGCGGCACCCCCGTCGACATCTCGCAGTTCGTCCAGAGCTTCAACGGCATCGAGATCGAGAACCTCATCGAGGAGACGCACACCTTCGGTGACAGCTTCGAGGAGAACACGCCGATCGGCATCGGCCGCGTCACGAACATCACGCTCGAGGGCCTGTACGACGACGTCGCTGGCGGCCCGCACGAGCTGTTCGGCGCCGCACTGCCGACCAACCCCAACAGCCCGACCCGGACGTTCACGGTCGTCTGGGGGAACGGCAAGAGCACGACGCTCGAGACGATCCTCGTCAAGTACAACCGCACCGCAGACCGCAGCGCTCTGACCCGATTCACCGCCGAGCTGGCAAACGCAGCGACGGCGCCGATCGAGGTCTAAAGCCTGTCCTCACCGGGCGGGGGCGGCGGACCCGCTCCCGCCTAGTGACCACTCTCTCACTTCTCCCAGCGCAACGCTGGCTCAAGGAGACTGACATGGGGCACGTCGTACGCGAAACAGACCGGCGAGGTCTCGACGCGCGCCCCCGCTCCCGCGGGCTGGCGGAACGCAGCATCTGGTCGGAACGCCGTGAATCTCGCGCGAGGGTGACCCTCGCGTTCGCAAGGTCGGAGGAGATCAGCAGATGAGCAACGTGAATCCAAACCAGGTGACCCTCGTCAGCGGCGCGATCCCGGCAGCCGGGACCTACGTCACTCCCGGCTATTACGCCGGACGGCTTCCTGCGGGGGCGAAGTACGTCGCCGCTCAGGCGAACTTCGTGCGCTCGTCGGGAGGAACGACCGTCGATGTGTACGTCCAGACGAGCCTCGACGACGAGGCGACCTGGTGTGACGTCGCGAACTTCTCGTTCGCCACTACCTCGGCGCGCAAGGTGAGCGCGGTCAAGGCCTCGACGGCCCTCGCGGCGAACGTCACGCCGACCGACGGTGCCATCACGGCGAACACGATCCTCAGCGGGCTGATCGGGACCAAGTTCCGAGTCAAGTACGTCGTGGTCGGGACCTACGTCGGCACGCTCCGGGTCGACCTGGTGCTCCGATGAGCAGCTTCATCCACACCCTCTTCTCGGGAGCCGTTCCCGACACGGACGGGACCTACGTCACCGACGCCACCAGCCTCGGCCGGTTGCCTGAGGCCGCGAGCTACTTGCTCGTCCAGGCCAGCTTCACCTACGGGTCGGCGACCAGTCCCTCGGCGTCCACCTCTGCCTCGACCAGCCCGTCGGCGTCCGCGTCGGCGAGCACCTCTCCGTCTTCGAGCGCGAGCGCCTCAGCAAGTCCGTCGGCGTCGCCGAGCTTCTCGGGGAGCGCGTCGTCCAGCGCCTCGCCCTCGGCCAGCGCGTCCCCGTCTTCGAGCCTCAGCGCCTCGGCGTCGGCGTCTGCCTCGCCGTCCGCGAGCGCCAGCGCCTCGTCCAGCGCCTCGACGTCGCCGTCTGCCAGCGCCTCGGCGAGCAGTTCGGCGAGCGCCTCGCCCTCGGGATCAGCGAGCCCGTCGCCGAGCCCCGGGGTCCAGTCCCTCGACCTCTACGTCCAGACGACCCTCGACAACGAGGCGACGTGGTGTGATATCATGCAGTTCTCGTTCTCGGTCCTCACGGCCCGGCTCGTGCAGGCCGTGAACCTCGACGCGGCCCTCGCGCCGAACACTACCCCGACTGACGGGACGATGACGGCGAACACGATCCTCAACGGGCTACTCGGGAACAAGATCCGCCTGAAGTACGTCGTGGTCGGGGACTACAGGGACTCGACGCTCGACGTCGTAGCCTCGGTGCGCTGATGCCTACCGTCATCGTCGACCCGCCCGGCGGAAACACGAACAACTCCTACGCCACCGTGGCGGAGGCGGACGCCTACTTCGACACCGTCCTCTACTCAGACGACTGGACGGGCGCGGACCAGACGACGAAGGAGAAGGCGCTGATCTACGCCACCTTGCTCCTGGACTCGAAGTACGACTGGGCGGGGAACCAGACCCGGCTGATCGACGAGGGCGGGGTAGGCGCCGGACAACGGCTCGCGTGGCCGCGCAACGGGGTGATCGACGCGGACGGGCTCGGGAACGTGGACGAGGACATTATCCCTCGGCAGCTCAAGTACGCGACCGCCGAGTTCGCGAAGCAGCTGATCGTCTCGAACCGGACGGCGAACAACGACGTCGAGACCCAGGGCATCACGAGTCTGGGAGTCGGGCCGATCAGCTTGTCGTTCAGCGACAGCGTGAAGTCGGCGTACCAAACGGTCATCCCGGACGCGGTGAAGATGCTCCTGCCGCCGTGGTGGGGCAAGATTCGGGGCAACGCGCTTACGTGGCAAGTGCTCCGTGGTTGAGGTGATCGTGGACCCGACGCTCGCGGCGACCGTGACGATCGACGTCCGCGGCCACGAGGAGATCGTGGCGGCCATGCGCGCTGAGTTCGCCGCCATCGTCAGGGACTTCGCGTCCCGCGAGGCGGGGCTGGTGGGTGAGCGCCTGCGGCAGATCGCGGGCGTCTTCGAGAGAGTGGGCTGATGGGCGACAAGCCAGGACATCAGTTTAGGGGGAACCAGTGGACGGCCAATCCTGGGAAGATGACAGGAGCAGAGCTGACCAAGGCTCAGGACGTCGTTGAGGCCCAACGGCTCTCGCTCGGAAAACTGCTCGATACTTCGGCGATGAACGCGGGGTTAGGAGCCGTGGGCTACGCGCAGAACCGAGAGGTTCTCGCGGCCCGTGGCCAGAAGCAGGCGGTCGAGGATGAAAAGGCGATGCAGGCGCGCGTCAACGAGTTGAGAGCTGAAGTCGAGGCGCGGGCGGGAGCGGGCTACCGGAGACTGCCCCACGGTGTAGGATCGAAGCCGCGCGTGCGAGACGTCGCGGACGCGTTGGCCGATCAGGTCAAGAAGTCTGCCGCGGGGTTCAAGAGCGCCGTAACGCGTGCGTCGAAGCCCAAGACAAGTGGCGGGGCGTTCGCGGGACCAGATCCGGTCGGAAAAGCCGAGCGTAAGTTCATCCAGGACGCGCGAATCGCCGCGAGACATGCCCTCGAATCTCACACCGGGCTAAATTCAGACGGCACGCTGCAGGGGAAGAAGTAATGGGCCTCCGTGAAATCATCGTCTCGGGCGTCGCGATCGCGGATAGCGTCACGATGAGCCTCCAGGCGACGGTACAGCACTATCGCTACTCGGACGCCACGGTGGACGACTCGGGGAAGATCACCTGGGGCACGCCGCGCTCCGTCCGGTGCGTGATCGAGCACAACAGGGTGCAGGCGAGGGATAAGGAGGGCCGCGACGTGACGTCGAGCACGCAGCTCACCTTCCCGCGCCCGACCGTCATCAGCGTCCTGGACAAGTTCGTCCTGCCCGACGGGACCTCGGGCTCCCCGCTCCAGCGGGCGGGCAGCATCGTGGACCCGGTGACAAACGCCGAGTACATTAAGGAAGTGGCGATCGGCTGATGACTACCAAGGGTCTCGCCGGACTGCGCGCCGCGTTGGAGAAGCACCGTGAGGCCATCATGGGCAAGCTCGGTCGCGCGGCCGTCGAGGAGATGGAACTCGTCAAGGAAGAATCGATGTCGAACACGCCTGTGAGGTACGGGACGTTGAAGGCGTCCCACGAGGTGGTGTTCGACCGCGACGGCGACAAGATCGAGGTCCGGATCGAGGTCGGGGGCGCCGCCGAACCGTACGCTCTCGCCGTCCACGAGCACCTGTCGGAGCACTCGCCGTACTCGTGGGTCAAGACTGAGGCGGACGGCGACCCGGTCCAGTTCACGTCCGGCGGGCCGAAGTTCTTGGAGAACGCGATGCGGAAGGCGGCGCCGGGCTTCGCGCAGCGCGTTGCGGACCGGGTGCGCTGATGCCCACGACCCTGCTGGCGGACGTCAAGACGCGGATCCTGACCCTCTCCCTCAACGGGTGGACCGTGCGCCGAGGCGAGATGCCTGCGACGCCGGACAAGGTGATCTGCCTCTTCGAGTACGCCGGCAACCCGCCGAACCTCGGGTTCGGGCGGCCCGGGCTGCAGTACGTGAACCCCGGCTTGCAGGTCAAGGTCCGCGGCGAGGCGACGGACTACGACGGGCCGCACGCGATGATCCAGACGATCTTCGAGGACCTAGTCAAGGTGCAGGACGAGGTGATCGGCTCGACGAACTTCAACCTCATCACGGCGAACCAGACGCCGTTCCTGCTGGAGCGCGATGGGAACCAGCGATGCGTCTGGGCGGTCAACTTCATCTGCGACACCGAGGTGGCGCCGTGATCCTAGCCGCTGACGGGAAGCCGTACACGGAGGCGGAGCCGAACCCGCCGAAGCACAAGGAGCCCTGCCCCGGTTGCGGGAGCGTGGCTGAGAGACTAGTAGCACGCGGCTTCGGACGCACATGGCGGATCATCTGCCACTGCGGTTGGGAGTGGTCCCACGGAAAAGGGTCACTGCCGGAAGAAGAGGAAGGATGAGGTTCTACATTTACTACTTGGTCGACCCTCGGGCAAATGGGGTTCGCTACGTAGGATGTTCCTCGGAACAAGGGGCAGCAGATGGGACCAGAATACGGCGCGGCGATCAGTGCCGGGCTGAACAGACCTGACGTAAAGGAACGTCGCAGTGCGTCGCTGAAGGCGGCTTGGGCGCGCAGAAAGAACTCCGCCTTGCAAGGAGAAATGTAACACATGGCTCTCTCAACACCCTCCAAAATCCGCTTCCTCGTCGGAGGCGTGGACGTATCGGGCGATAGCTACCAGATGAGTATCGAGGAGGAGAACATCATCGAGGAGACGCACACCTTCGGTGACAACTTCGAGGAGAACACCCCGATCGGTATCGCCAAGTTGATGTTCAACACCGGCGAGGGCCTGTACGATGACCGCGCGGTCGGCATGCTCCAGGCGTACATGGAGCCAGTCACCCCGCCGCAGAACCCGAACACCCCTCCGCAGCTCGTCGCGGTCTGCCTCGGCGGCGACGACGTGGGCCAGGGCTCGATCATGCTGAACGGCACCTACGTGTCCAAGTTCAACCGCGGCGCGAAGCGCGACGGTCTGACCGTCGGCATGGCTGAGCACGTCATCAACAGCAAGCGAATCTTCGGCCACGTACTCCACGGCCTCGACGAGGTCACAGCGAACGGCGACGGCGAGGCGACCCCGGCCGACTCGATGTTCCCGGACCCGGCCGTCGACATCATCTCGTCGGCCGTCGGCAACCCCGGCGTCATCACCACCCGGACGCAGCACGGCCTCAAGGTAGGCGACTTCGCGTTCATCGCGGGGCACACCGGGTCGACCCCGAGCCTTAACAGCCTCGACGGCTCCGCCGGGCACCTCGTCGTGAGCGTCCCGTCGGCCTACACGTTCACGGTCGTGAACGTCTCGGTCGCGGGTACCGGGGGAACGGTCGCACGCATGCGCTCGATTGGGATCACCTCGTCGAACGCGAGCGACGTCATCACGACCTCTCAGGCCCACGAGCTGCAGGTCGGTGACCGCGTGTTCATCGCCGGCCACGTCGGCGCGGTGCCAGACATCAACTCTGGGCTCTTCGGCTCGGCCGAGGTCGCGACGGTGCCATCGGCGACGACGTTCACGCTGACCGGCGTCAACATTACGACGGGCGGAACCGGTGGACGGCTGGCGCGGGTCGGGCTCAACGACTCGTTCGCCGACATCCACGTCCCGGAGCTGTGGCTCGGGGATCACTCCGGTCTCACGGTCAACGTGCGCACGTCCCACGACAAGACGACCTGGGTCACGGTCGGCACGTCCTCCCAGTTCACTGAGCCGGGGACCGCGGAGCGGGTCACTACCGCCGACGCGCGGCGCTACCGGACGATCTCGTGGACGTGGGACGGAGCCTCGGTGAGTCCGTCGGCGTCGGCGTCCCCGTCAGCCAGCCTGTCGGCGTCCCCGTCGCTCTCGGCATCTCCGTCCGCGTCGTCCTCGGCGTCGCCTTCCGCGACGCAGTCGCCGTCGGCCTCAACGTCCGCGTCGTCCTCGGCGTCTCAGTCCCCGTCGGCCTCGGCGTCCGGCAGCCCGTCGGCATCGGCTTCTCCGTCGGCGTCGGCCAGCCCGTCGGCGAGCCCAAGCCGCAGCCCCTCGCTCAGCGCGTCGAGCAGCGTCTCGCCATCGCCGTCGCTGGGCAGCCAGGAGAACGCGGTCATCTTTGCGCACCACGAACTCGGCGCCGCGGGCGTCATTCTGGACGTGGCGTAAGGATCACCTCGTGACCGAGGTGGTAAGCAACACGGCACGTCTGGCGGAAGCCAGACGTGCCATCCGAATCGTGGAGCGCTACCTGTACGCGGCGCTCGGCGAGGCGGAGGAGGGCAGTCCGGAGGCCAAGCGGGCGCAAGACGAGATGCGGCTCGCCGTTGGACTCCGTCGCAAGTTGGACACGCCTCAGGGTTCCTGAGGCGAGAACGAAACCCGGTAGCCCGGCCACGGTCCCGAATTCGCGGGTCCCACCCGAGTTGCCAAGGAGGATAGCACAGTGATCTTCGCGAAGCAGTACCAGAAGGAAGTTCAGGTCGGTGACGAGACGGTCGTCGTGCGGAAGCTGTCGGGCCGGTCGCTCGACAAGGCGCGCGCCGCGCGGCGCACCGATCAGGTGCAGGGCATCCGTGAACTCGGCGCCGAACTCATCAAGGCGTTCCGCGAGGGTAAGGAAGCCGCCGGCATCGAGCCCGCTCCTGTTGCCGAGCCCGTAGAGCCTGTCGAGTTGACCCCCGAGGAGAAGGCGAAGGCCCGCAAGGCGGCCTTCGACGACTACGACAAGTACGTCGTGCTCCAGGGCGGCGTCGTGAGCTGGACGGCGAAGATCGACGGCAAGCCCGTGCCGGTCAACGCTGAGTCGATCGAAGGTCTGGACGCCGAGACGGTGACGGTGCTGTTCGAGGCGATCATGGACATGTCCCTGCCAATCGACGCAGAGGCCGTCAAGGGAAAAGACTAAGGGCGCTGCATCAGTACCTCGACGACGAGGAGCCGGAAGACTGGGACGTCGCCCGGCTCTGGATCGTCGCTCAGGTTGCCAAGGAATTCGGCGTCCTACCTTCGGTCGTGGCCCGCGACCTCGACAACGATCCCGAACAGCTCTCGCTCCTCGCGATTCAGGTTCTGAGCTACGGACGGGCGAAGGCGGAGTACGATGCAGCTATGGGCGACATGCAGAAGCTGAAGCACTGGAAGAACTCGGACCTCATGGACACCGTTCGGACGAACACGGACAAGGCGATGAGGGCCCGGTTGAACCACCGCAGGCAGCACCCGAAGGGCGGCTTCGCTGATTGCCGCCTGTGCCGCAGTTACTCGAAGTGACGGGGAGGGCTTAGACCTTGGGCATCGAGGTAGCTCGACTACAAGCCGCGTTCGAACTTCTGGACGAAGCCTCGCCTACGATCGACGCGATCGAGAAGGCGATGGGGGGTCTAGAGGACGCCCTCGGTGTCACCCGCGAGGCGGTGAAGAAGAACCGCGACGAGCTGGAGGACCTGACGAAGGCGGGCGAGCTTACCGAGAAGGCCGTCAAGGCGCTCGGGATCACCACCGAGGAGTACTTCCGGGTGCTCTCCAACAACCAGGCTCTCGCGAAGGCCGCGGAGGGCATGGACCGGCTCCAGGTCAGCGCCAACCAGATGAACAAGGCGTTCAACGAGAACACCCAGCGTTCCGGTATGGCGATGGCCGGGATGCACGAGCAGGCCCTGGCTATGGACAAGGGCATGAGCGACGCGCTGCAGCGGTCCGGCATGGAGATGAGCCGGCTGCACGACGAGGCGCTGGCGATAAACAAGACGTTCCGCAGCGGTACGGACGACGTGACAAATTTCGGAATCGCAATCGCGGGACAGGTCACGGCCAAGGTCACCGAGGCTGCCGGGAAGTTCAAGAATTTTCTCGTGGAGTCTACGGACCTCGCCGTCCGCCTGGAGATGCTGGAGAATGTGTCTCGAAAGCTGGGCGAGACCCAGGGGTACTCGGCCCAGCAGATCGACGGGCTCGCTGCTGCCATCGCGAAGCAGGGTATCACCTCGATCAAGTCCCGCGAGGCTATCAACAAGATGGTGCAAGCGGGCCTTGACCTGGGCAAGGCCACGAAGTTGGCCCGCCTGGCTCAGGACGCCGGTACCGTCGGGAACATCAACTCCTCCGAAGCCTTGAGCCGCCTGATCCACGGCATCACGACGATGCAGACCGAGACGCTCCGGAACGTGGGCATCAACATCAACATGCAGAAGGCCCAGCAAGATTACGCCCTGTCGATCGGGAAGACCGTCAAGGAGCTATCGGCGCAGGAGAAGCAGCAGGCTGCGATGAACGCCGTCCTGAAGGAGGGCGAGAAGATCCACGGGTCTTACGAGACCCGAATGGGCACCGCCGGCGGTGCCGCGCTCTCCATGGCGCGCCAGCAAGAAGAGGCGATGGTGAAACTCGGAAACGCCATGAAGCCTCTCAAGGAACTTTCCATCCAGATGGAAACCCTCTTCTGGAAGAACGTGCAGAAGTTCCCCGAGGTCTGGTTGGCTCTGGGTGCCGCCGTGACGGCGGCGGGGTCGGTTATCGCGCTCGGTATGGGGAGCTGGTCCAAGGGCCTCGACCTGCTTATCAGCAAGAAGAAGGCGCTGGTGAGCATCACGACGTCGAGTGCGCAAAACATCGCGAACTTCGCGTCCTCCGGGGCGTCGGCCATGGCCACCCTGGGCAAGGCCTTCCTGCACCCGGTCGACAGCCTCAAGCAACTCGGCACCGCCGCAGTCAGCGCGGGCGCCCAGATCAAGACCATCAGCACCATGAACCTTTCCAACCTCGCCGGTCTGGCAGGCGGCGGGGTCGCGGGGTGGGCCACCGTGGCCGCCGGAGCGGCGGCAGTGGGCGTCGCTGTCGCGGCGGCCACCGACGCGATGGGGGACGGCGCGGAGGCGCACCGTCGCGCCTCCGACGCCGGTCTCCTACACGCGGAAAACCTCATCAAGTACTCCCACTCCGAGAACGCGGCGGAGAAGGCGATCTGGGACAAGCTGTCAGCGCAGGAGAAGGCCGACGCCCAAGCTAAGGTCACCCGAGCCAATCTCGAAGAGGCGACGGCGGCCGTCGGCCTGTTCGAAGGAGCCATGTCTCTCCTAACAGACGTATGGGAAGCCGCCTCGACTCCCGTGGATCAGCTCATAGAGAAGTGGGGCTTGTTCGGCATCGCCATCAAGGTCGTCATGGCCCCGATCGACTTAGTAAAGAAGGGGATCGAGGGCATCGGATGGGCGATCGCCGAAGCGCGGCAGAGCTTCGAGTGGCTGGGCGACTGGCTGTACAAGACTGCCCCGTCCGCAGAGCAGACGGCGGCGATGGCCCGGGACCTGGCAGAAGCGTCGAAGGTCGCGGGCAAGGAGATCAAGGACTGGGGCGAGGCGCAGCGGATCCTCGGGGAGAAGAGCCAGGCGGCCATTAAGGTGATCCAGGACAAGGCCGCCGCAGAGAAGAAGGCTGCGGACGAGCGTTCGGGGGCCTCCGCGCGCTACCGCGCCCAGATCGAGCAGGAGAGTGGCGCGCTGCTGAAGAAACTGCAAGCCGACGAGGAGGCAGCGAAGGTCAAAGACAAGGCCGCCAGCCTCAGCAAGAAGCTGGGCCGCGTCGTCACCGAGGAGGAGGTCCGAGCCCTTAACGCCGCGGAGGAGGCCAGCAAGAAGCACGAAGCGGCGATGAAGAAGTCCGCCACCGCCGCCGAGACCCACACGAAGAAGATCAAGGAACTCGCCAGTGGTCTCGCGGCGGTCGGGGGCGGGAAAGCCCAAAAGGAGATGGACGACCTGGCTGAGGCCCTCAAGGAAATCGGCGGCGTCGCCAACGTCGGCGTCGAGCAGATGGACGACTTGGCCCAGAAGGTACTGAAGCTGGAAGACGCGGGTGGGAAGGCGACACCCGAGATGCACGCCCTGGCCCAGGGGCTCCGCGACGCGGCTGCGGCCAAAGCTGAGTTCGACGAGCAGATGGCGAAGCGCGAGGCGGACCGCGCGATGACCGGCGGCATCGACTTGAAGAAGTTCTACGCCGACAAGGAAGCCCTCGATCGGGTGGCGGGTGCCGACGTGTTCGGCAACCTCCCTGAAGACGCGGGGATCAGCGCGGTCGGCATGATCCCCGAGGACCAAATCAAGTCCATGGCTGAAGGTTTTCTGAAAGCGGCGGAACAGGGCGAAGTCCTCTCCCGTGCTCAGGAATTAGTCATCCTGCGCTATGAGGAAATCCGCGCTGCGGAGGAGCGCGCCCGTGAAGAAGCTATTTTGTTCGGTGAAGCGGGACAGAAGACCCTGAACGAAACCGAAAAGAGAGCCGCTGCTACTGCTCAGAAGATCCAGTCGATCACTGAGGGACTCCTGATTCTTGGAAACGCAATCGGAGGTACGGCCGGACAGCTAGCTCAAATGCTGGGGACGTCGATGCAGGGGTGGCAGCAGTATGGAGAACAAGTCCAGAAGCTGAACGAAGCCGTCTCGTCAGGCAAGATGACTCAGGCCGAGGCTAACGCGGAGAAGTTCAAGATGAAGGTGAACCTCGTAGCCAACGCTGTCGGTATGCTCGGGAGTATACTCGATAAGAGCACAAACCCGAGTGTCCAGAAACTCGGAGGCGCGCTTCAGGGAGCCGCTGCCGGGGCAAAGCTAGGTTCGGCATTCGGCCCGTGGGGCACCGCCATCGGAGCCGTTGGTGGGGCGATCGTGGGCTTCATCGGCAAGGCCAAGAAGATGCGCGCCGAGATGAAGAAGCTCAACGAGGAGTTCATCGCGTCGCACGGCGGCCTCGATAAGCTGAAGGAAAAGGCGAAGCAGGCTGGAGTCGACGTCGAAAAGGCCATGAAGGCCAAGACCCCCGAGCAACTGAAGAAGCAGCTGGAGGCCGTCAATAAGCAGCTCGAGGCGATGGACGAGCTGCTGGAGATGGCCGGTGGGTCCATGGAGGGATTGAAGGCTAAGGCCGCCGACGCGGGCGTGTCGCTGCAGGAGATCTGGGACGCGAAGACCCCCGAGGAGTACCTCGCCGCGACGGAGAAAGTCAAGAAGAGCCTCCAGGACTGGGACAAGGCGAACGAGAAGCTCAACGCGGCGATGGATAAGTACGGCATCACCATCGACCAACTCGGGCCGAAGTTCCGCCAGGCCGGGTTCGACAAGATGGGCATGGAGCTGTTCGAGTCGTTCTCGCTCCTCAAGGCCGCGGGCGTCGACGTCTCGATCATCACCGAGAAGATGTCGGCGGACATGTCCGACTACGTCAACCGCGCCGTGGCCGCCGGGTCTACGATCCCGCAGGCGATGAAGCCGATGATCGATCAGATGATCGCGAACGGCGACCTGCTCGACGAGAACGGGGAGGCGTATACCAGTCTAGAGGACGCAGGGATCACCTTCGCCCAGACGCTGGAGGAAGGCATTGCGTCCGCGGTCAAGGCGATCGAGGAGCTGGTTGCGGTCCTCGCGCAGGGCTTCAACATCCCTGTCAACGTCCACGCCGGAGACGGCGGCGGCGGGGGCGGTAACGCCGGTGACCGCCGTACCGGCAACGACGTGATCGACCCGGTACGCGAGGACCTCGGGTTCGCCGAGGGCTCGGGCGGGTTCCGGAACTTCGGAAGCGGCACGCTCGCGACGCTCCACGGGACCGAGGCCGTCGTCACGCCTCCGCAGATGGAGGGATGGTTCGCCAAGATCGCCGAGAAACTCAGGCAGCAGTCAGGCAGTGCGGGCGGGGTAAACACGGTCGTCAACCTCGCGATCAGCGAGAACCCGATGCAGACCGCAGAAACGGTCGAGCAGATGCGCAAGTTCACGCTGGAGACGGTGGAGAAGGAAGTGTCGCGCAGCCTCGCCGACGCGATCGCGGACGGGAGGGCCTAACTCTTGCAGTCCGCCGCCCTCCTCGAAGCCCGCCGTCGCGGCGAGCCCGCCTTCCCGGTCCTCCGGGTAGAGTGGGTGTCCCGCGCGTTGGACCTCGGGCTCGGGATCTACTCCCCGACGATGCGCGAGACGGCGGCGGGCGGCGTTACGGCAGTAACGCAGATGGGCGGCTGGGGCGCCATCAAGTACGGCTCGGGCATCGCGGACCAGGGGCTGAAGTCCGTTGAGACTTCGGTATCCGTGTCCGACGCCGACAGCTCTCTTATCAACATGCTGGAGACCTACGACCCGCGCGGCAGCCAAGCGGTGATCGACTGGGCGTCACCGGGCCTTGCGCTCGCGGACTGGGAGCCAGGGTTCTCAGGGGTCGTCACGGACTGGGCGCGCGAAGGGCTCTTTACGAAGCTGATCCTCAAGACCGACGACACGCTCCTCCGCTCCCCTGTCCCGCCGGGCGTGTACAACCGCGCCGAGTGGGGCTCCGCGAGCGAGGCGACGATCTTCGGGACCGCGATGCCTCTCGTCTTCGGGGTCCACGACTCGTGGCAGGTGACGGCGCGCGGCATGGTCGCCGCGATCAATATCCGCTACGACCAGGACCAAGGTTTTTGGTGGCTGGCCTCGGTCGACAGGATGATTGAGATCACCCGGATCTACTACGACGGCGTGCCGGCGGGCGAGGGCGGCTGGACCGTGCTCCGCGGGGTGTACGGGTCGAGCTTCCTGACGATCATCCAGATCTACAACGGTTACCAACCCGAGAAGGGCGTGGTGATCTCGTTCGACTGCGAGGCGATGGACGAGAACGGGCTGACGACCGGGACGCCGCTGACCGGAGCGCCGGACCAGCTGCGGGCCGTCCTGGAAGAGTACACGTACCGCCCCGCTCCGCTCCGCGGGTGGCGTGGGCCGCTGAGCATCTGCGAGCCGACGAGCTGGGACGCGGTCAGTGAGTTCTTCGCGCTCCATAAGATCGAGTCCGCGCACCGCGTGGGCGGCGACCAGGAGCCGAGTACCGCGGCCGAGATCGTCGAGTCCTTCCTCCGCGCCTACGTCTGGGTGCGGATGTGGTGGACGGAGACCGGGCAGATCGCCATCGGGGTGATCGACCCCGATGACGTGGACCCAGACGACGCGAAGTGGCTCGACTTGCAGAAGCACCACGATAACGCGAGCGGCGTCGTGCCGTTCCAGCCTGGCGACCGGCGCGAGGTGTATACGCACGTCAAGATGCCGTTCATGTGGTCCTCAGCCGACCAGAAGTTCCTCACGTCCTACGAGGCGCACGACGTGGCCGCACTGCCCGAACCGCTGGAGCTGGTGACCGACAACGACTGGACGCAGTGCAGGTTCGACGATCCGACGGGCCTGCTGAACCCGGCGCCGCCCGCGGACCCGGCGCTGCCTCCAGAGCCCGCCCCTCCGATCCCGCCGCCCGCGTTCTACTACGCCTTTGGTGCCTGATGGCTAACGAACTTCTCAACACCGGGACAGTTGGGTCAGCCGCAGACCTGGGCGTAGAAGTCTACGACGTTGACATCCAGTACCCCGCCGGAGTATTCGGCCAGGGGATGGTCCGGCCTCCTCGGTGCACCCCCGCTGAACTGCCTAGCAGCCTTGAGACGGATCGCTTGTCGAAGTCATACTCCTCGTTCGTCCCAGCCAACACGCCTTTCGCCGTCTCAGTCTGGGCGAACGCATCGGGAGATCAAGACTGGCTGGACTATAACCAACCAGCAGGAGGAACGACTTTCTACGCCTTTCAGCTCGGCGGGCACTCGCTGCGCTTTCTCCGCCAAAGCGATCTCAGTAACGACTTCGTTCAGGTCTTTACGTACGCCGCGTCAAAGTCCACGCATGTTCAGAGACTCTATTACCCCGGCGGATTTCCGAGCCCTGACACGATGAAGCACTACTTCATCGTGTACGACTACCCGGATTCTCGCCTGTGGATCGACGGGGTGGAGATCACGTTCGACTTCACGAGCGGGTCGATCTCGGGGCTGGGGGTCGCGAACATCCTTAGCATCGACCCATCAGATGACCCCATCGGCTCGATGAGAGACGAGCTGGCGATCTGGCCCGACGTGACGGACATTACCGACGTTATGACGCTGGACGAGTGCGCTGCCGCGCTCGCATCCGGCTACGTCTGGAACGGTTCTGCGTGGGTGACGTCTTGAGTAAGGGTCCGTACTGGTACACGGTTGACTGCAACCGGTGCGGAGCGTGCTGCCGCGCGGCAGAGGCGCTGACACCGCCCCACCCGACTCTGAAAGTCGGGGGACAAGCGGCATGCGTTCACCTGTTCTTTGTCGGGGCGGAGGCGCACTGCGCGATCTATGACGCGAGGCCTGAGCAGTGCCACGTGAAGTTGTCCACCCGACAGGAAGCGGAAAGATGGTGTGACGACCGCCGAATTGAAGTCGGGATAACGCCGCTGAAGGCAAGACGATGAAACGTACTCTCCAGCTCCGCCCGACCTATACCGTCTATAGTAGCAGCCTGCGCGACCCAGGGACGTCTCCATATCCGTGGGTGAACGCGCCGAGCGCGGAGCTGCACGATATCTGGTCGGCGGACTACGCCGACACCTACGGTCGCGTTGGCTACTACGCATATTTCTGGGGCGGCTGGTGGTACGGCGGCGGCACCTCGCATATCGTCGGGTTCGAGCCGGGGCCGACGCTCGTACGGTTCACCAAGGTCACGATCTCCTCTGGTTTCGACCGCTCCTCCACCATGGGTGAGGGCCCCAACCCAGAGGAAGCGCCGTGGATCTTCCCTCCGTATACCTCGGGCGCTCCCTCGATGTCGATCGCGTTCAGGGGCCGGACCGGGAGCTACATAAACCTCGGCGGGATCAGCCACACGTTCCCGGGGTGGGACCAGTCCGACGGGCACTACGTCAACATCAACACGAACGGAGGGTATAGTCTCAAACACACTACCGTCGAGCTGACTGCTCACCCGGAAGGCGGGCCGTTCACTCTGGACGACGTCAACCACTTCGCCATCGGCGTCAATCTCTCGTCCGGTGCGATCTTCACCCCGGGTCATGCTTTCCACAAGCTGCGCGTGCCGTACCTCAGCGTTACGCTGGAAGTCGAGGACCTCGGCGGCTACGTCGAAAATGTCCGCGCCACCACGTCCTACGAGCTGCGCCTGATGCGTCGCGCGCGGAACGTCATCACGCCCAAGACGTTCGTGGACCAGAACCCCGCAGCTATCGGGGAGAAGGTCTACTTGTCGCACCCTCGCGGCCCGAGCGTCACGCCCGAGGGGTGGGGAGCGCGACGGTTAGAGCGCCGAGCGGGACAAGTCCTCACCCGAACCTACGAGCCTGAGTCGTTCAAGGCAACGGACGAGGTGTTCGATTTGCGCCCGTACTCGTGCCTCGGGTGGGCGGCATACCGGATCGACGCGCCGTGGAACCCCGAACTCCAGGGCCTTGCGCTGATCGACAAGGGTCGCAGCTTCGAGCACTCCCGGCTGCAAGATGCGTGGTCTCCGCGTCCCGGTGACAACAACGTATACCGAGTTCTGGAGAATTACCCGAACCTCTCGTACCATGGCCTCGCGGCGCAGGACGGCGGGGACTATACGGTTCTTACCCGAAACTACGACCTGACACAGTCAGGGTGGGTCACCACCGGCTCATCCGGGGACTTCTCGGCCTCGCAGTCATCCGAGCAGCCGATGGTCGAGGAGCAAGGCTACCTCACGAGCTGCAAGATGGTGTTCGGCGCGGGCGGTGGTGCTGGCGGCAAGGAGAAGAGCCTCGGGACGCACTCCTATAACGCCGGAGAGAGGTTCCACATCAGGGTCGTGGTGAAGAACCACACGATCACGGATCCCGTGACCGACTTCCTAGAGTGGTACCTGAAGCGGCTCGTGCCCCTGGGATCGACATCCGCGTCGCAGAGCCCGTCATCGAGTCAGTCGCCTTCCGCGAGCTACAGCCCTTCCGCAAGCGAGAGCCCGACGCCGTCCGCGAGCCCCAGCTCGACCAACAGCCCGTCGTTGAGCCCAAGCTCCTCGGCGAGCCCCTCGGCTAGCACGTCACCGTCGGCCAGCACGTCACCGTCGGCCAGTACGTCGCCGTCGGCGTCCGCCAGCTCGACCGCCTCAGCGTCGGTGAGCCCGTCGGGCAGCGCCAGCCCTTCCGCTAGCCCGAGCGTGACTCCGTCGGCGAGCGAGAGCCCGTCCGCAAGCATCAGCCAGACGCCCTCGGCCAGCGCGAGCGTCTCGGAGTCTGCCAGCACGTCGCCGTCCGGAAGCGAGAGTCCGTCCGCCAGCGTCAGCCCGAGCGCGACCTCCAGCTCATCCGTATCCCCGTCTGCGAGCACGAGCCCGAGCGGCTCGGAGTCGCCCAGCCAGTCACCGTCAGCCTCACCGTCCGCGAGCCCGTCTGCGGCGTCGTCCGTCGAGTACTGGGACAACACGAACCGCGTATGGACGGGGACCGTCACGTACAACCCGATCTCCGCAGAGGAGGCGTTCGGAGAGGACATCGCGGACTGCATCGAGCTGGACAGCGACGATGCGCTCTCCGACCCCTACTACTACATCGGCGTCGGGCGCTTCACCTCAAACATCGGGCCGGCGACGTTCTACACGGCGCTCGTGGACGTGTTCAAGTCGGACGCCACCGTGGCCGGGGCGCGCACGCCACTCGTCACGCTCGACGCCTCGATCGTGCGCGAGCCGGATCAGCACACCATGGAGCAGGTGTACGGCCGCGAACTCTGGGATCCGGAGCGCGGGACGGCGGTCGTGGAGATCCGGCCGATGTGGCGTGCCGACTGCCTACCGCTCAACGTGGTGAAGCCACTACTCCACGTCCAGGGCAACAACCCGAACGAGTGGGACGCGATCCAGTTCGTGCGGTCCGATGTGAGCCCGTCGGCGTCAGCGTCGGCGTCAGAGTCTCCGTCGTCTAGCGAGTCACCGAGCGTGTCACCGTCGTCCAGCGTATCGGCCAGCGTCTCGCCGTCGGCTTCCGTAAGTCCATCGTCCAGCTCGTCGGCCAGCCAGTCGCCTTCGGCCAGCCAGTCGCCCTCGGCGAGCCAGTCACCCTCGGCCTCCGTAAGCCCGTCGGCCAGCGTCTCGCCGTCGCCGTCGGTCAGCTTCAGCCCGAGCCCCTCGGAGTAACCGCCCATGCCCATGCTCAAGAACATCAAGGTGTACTGGCCGCTCAACGCGGACCTGGGGGCGAACAGTATGTACGCCCCCAGCTCAAGCATCAGCGTGAGCCCTTCGGCCAGCCAATCACCGTCCGCGAGCGTTTCGCCGTCTGCAAGCGCGAGCGCGAGCCCCTCCGCTCCGGCCTATGCGCCGTTCGGCGGGCACTCGACGCTTGGAGACGTCACGTCATATTGGGCCATGAACGAGACGCGAGGAACGCGCTACGATAGCGTCGACGCTACCTCGAAGGATTTCCTTGCCGAATGGCCGGGAGACCCCGGGTACGCGGCGGGTAGGCGCGGAAACGCGGCGAACTTCGTCGCCACGGAGCAGAGGACACTGACAATCCCGAACTTCGTGTTCGCCGCGAGCTACACCCTCTCCCTGTGGGTGTACGGCTTCGATGGGTATCCGGGAAACCCAGCGAACAGCGGGGCGCTATTGTTCTGTGCGGCAGCTTACCCCAACCAGACCCAGGCGTATATCGTTAACGGCGGGTATTATGGTTCTTTCGTAGTTGGCAATGGCTCCGAGTACCAATCGGCTTCAGGATTCTACAACGACTGGGTCAGCTACGCTTCAGGCCCGCACTGGGCTCTAATAATCGCGAGTTACAACGCGGACAATAAGACCCCCTATCTCTACGTGAGGGACGGGATCAATAATGCGAGCAACACTGGACCTGCGCTTAGCTCCGGGACGCGCGACGCTACCGCGGCGACATTGTACCTGGGTGGACTCTCGGGATCGTCATGGTCGACGAACCGGATCGATGAGGTAGGGTACTGGAGTCGCGTCCTGACCGTCCAGGAGCGCTCCGACCTGTGGGACTCCGGCTTCGGACTGTACTACTGAGGACTGCATGGCACTGAACCTCACAAACAACAACACGGTCAAGTTCCCGGGCGTCGGGCCGGATGCCGTGGTCGCCACGTTCAACAAGGCGAACTCTGAGAAGCTGCAGAACGACGCCTTCAACGGCGACTCGCTTGACTGGGGCTGGGGCGTGACCTCGGCATTCTGGATGCGCATCCCGACCGACGCGACGCCGAATGAGTGGTACCACGTTCTCGGCGAGTACTGGATCTGGGGCTCCGGGTTCACGCTGGGGGATGGAAACTCCCAGGTAGGGTGGCTCGTCCTCACGATGAACAGCAATACAGAGGGACCAACTGCGGCGTGGCCTGAAATGCTAAACGACGGGCTCTGGCACTTCATCGTACTGCGTTACCACCCGGATACGAAGATGGGGTCGATCAGCGTAGACCTCGGCACTCCAGTCGTCACCTCGGCGCTGGCGGCGCACCCGAGGTGGCTCGGCACGTACGACAAGCTCGCGTATGGCTACGCGGGCTTCATCGGCTCCTACTTCACCGGCAACATCAGCAGGGCCGGGGTGTGGAACTACTGCCTGACCGACGCGGGGTTGGAATATCTCTTCAACCGCGGGCGGGGCCGGGCATACGCCGACCTGTCGTCTGACTTCAAGGACGGCAACCGGCTGCTCTCGTATCACAACATGGACGAGGCGAGCGGAAACCGCGCAGACTCTCACGGCTCGAACACGCTGACGGACACGAACACCGTGACGAGCACGACGTACACCGTGCCCGCGAACCTCCCGGGTACAGCTGCCGGGTTTCTGGCTTCGCGCTCCGAGTACCTGAACGCCACGGCGTCAAGCATTATCACGAGCGGGGCGGCGCGGTCCGTTGCACTCTGGTTTCAAGCCGAGACCGACACGGGCAACCCGTCGCTGTTCTCCTGCGGTAGCTCCCTGTCCGACGGGTCGAGGCTATTCAGCGTCAACTACAGTGGCACGACCCCCAACAAGACGATGGGGCTGTATGCGGCGGGTGGGTCCGATACCTCTGGCGGGTTCTTCTCGACTGGCGAGTGGCACCTGGCCATCTACACCTTCGACGGCGGGACTAGCCACAAGCTCTACGTGGACAATACGGAGAGGTGTTCCCGGACCGGGGCGGACTCCGGGAACGCGACCAACTTCTACCTCGGGACTAGCGCGGCAGGCTATATGACCGGCCAGCTCAGTCACGCACTCGTCTTCAACAAGGCACTCAACGCGGACGAGCGCGCCGCGCTCTGGAACGGTGGCGAGGCGATGCCTGCGTTCTTCGGGACCAGCATGTCGCCGTCCTTCTCGCTAAGCGCGTCCCCGTCGGCCAGCCCGAGCCGCAGCCTCTCGTCTTCTCCCTCCGCGTCGCAGTCACCGTCGGCCAGCCAGTCGCCGAGCGCGTCGATCAGCGCCAGCTCCTCGGCCAGCCAGTCGCCGTCGTCGTCTGAGAGCGCGAGCCCGAGCCCGTCGATCCCGCCGCTTCTCGCTCTCGCGATGACTCACTGGTCTTTCGAAGAAGCAAGCGGCACGCGGGTGGACGACACAACGACCCAGGACTTGACGGAGAACGGCACCGTCGGGAGTGCCACGGGTAAAATCGGGAACTGCGCGGACTTCAATGCAACTTCCGAGTATTTCTCACACACGTACAACGCCTCGGCGCAGTGCGGAATCGCTGGTAACGGTGCCACCTGGGCGGTGTGGTTCCGCCGTACGAACGAAAATCCCGGCGTGCAGGTGGGGTTCGGCAGTGAGAATACGGCAACGGATCTCGGCTGGGCCTTCCGGTGCTCTGCCGCTGGTCGACCAAACGGCTTCGTGCGTGACACCGCCGGCAACGTAGTATCCGCGTTCACGACCGGCACCAGCTTCTTCGACGACGCGTGGCACCTTGCGATCATGACCTACGACCCGAGTGACAAGTACGTGCGCATCTACTGCGACAATACCCTGTTGGCGACGAGCGGGACCGCGGGGACCACCGCCGCGATCAAGAACAACTCGGTGGGATGCGTGTACGGTTGGGACCGGGCCGGCAGTTACTGGGGCGCAGGTTCGCCAACGAAGGCGTATCTGGATCAGTTCGCGACGTGGGACTACTGCCTCGATTCATCGGAACGGACCGATCTCTGGAACTCGGGCAACGGACTGGGGTGGAACACGTAATGGCTGACTACATCCGGTTTGAGCGGCAGATCGACGGCGAGACGGTGGTCCGGATCGATTGCCCGATGACTGCTGATCTCCTCACCCGAGAGCACGTGCTTCGGGCCTGGGCTCGCTGGCTTGGGGCCGAGGGGTGGAGCACCTACGGCCCCTACTCAATCGAGGTCGGATATGCTATATTTAATGAGGCGGACGGCACCCTCGTCGAGACCAACTCCGTCATCGGACAGCTCCCGGACCTGAGCGCGCTCGACCCCGCGGTCCAGTGGTCGTTCCTCTACGACCTCGGGTGGGTGGGGATCGGGTATGATGGTACGAGGTACGCGGACGCCTACATTCGCATGTGGGAGACCCGTCGAAACCCCCTCGACAAACTCGAAGCGATTTGGAAGGTGTGATGAAACTAGGTAAGCTCCCCGTCAAGCACGACAGCCGTACCCTCCGGTTCGCCCGTTACCTGCCGGTCCGCCTGACGGCGCCGCCGCCGAAGGTCGACCGCTATTCGAACGTCCCGGCTTGGCCGATGTACGCCAACGACGTCCTCGGGTGCTGCGGGCCCGCAGGAGCCGCGCACCAGATCCAGTCGTGGTCAACCTACGGGAAAGGTCCTGTCACTCCGACGACCGACCAGGTCAAGGCGGCGTATTTCGCCATCACGGGCGGCGCGGACACCGGCGTGTACCTCCTCGACATGCTGAACTACTGGCGCAACACCGGGATCGCGGGCGACAAAGTCGAAGCGTTCGTCTCGATCTCGCCCAACCTCGACGAGCTGCGGCTGGCGGTCCACTTGTTCGGGTCGTCGGGCCTCGGGCTGTCGCTGCCCGACGGCGGGGTCTTCGGGCCCTGGACCGTCCTGTACGGTGCGCCGAACCCGCGCAACGGGCACTACGTCGTGGCTGTCGGGTACGACGACGCGACCCGCAGGATCACCACTATTTCGTGGGGCCGGAAGATGTCGATGTCCTACGACTTTTTCCTCAAGTACTCCGACGAGAACTACGCGGTGCTCAACGACCTCTCGCTAAACGCACAGGGCGTCTCGCCCGCCGGGTTCGACTACGCCCGGCTTCTCGACGACCTGAAGCACCTGAAGGACCCCGTGACGCCGGCCGTGGTCACCACGCCGTCCGCGTCGTCCTCCGCCTCGTCGAGCGCGAGCGGCTCACCTTCGTCTTCCTCGTCGGGCTCAGCCTCGCCGTCTTCGAGCGCGAGTGCCTCGTCCAGTTCGAGCATCAGCGCCTCACCGTCGTCCAGCGAATCGGGTTCTGAGAGTGGCTCGTCGAGCGAAAGCGCGTCGTCGAGCGCGAGCGGATCGGAGTCGGCGTCACCGTCCCTCGCACCCCCGATCGACGTACTTCACGTCGTGCTCCACATGAGCGACGGCACGCAGCAGACCTTCGTGAGGAGCTAGCTGACACGGATGGATGGTAATGCCACTGGAACATCGCGCCGCGATCGGAGCCGCGAACCGAGGAAAGAAGAGGACCCCAGAAGTCTGTGCAGCGATGAGCGCACGTGAAAAAGGCAGAAAGCGTCCTCCACGGAACGCCGAGTGGTGCGCAAAACTTAGCGTGGCGCGAAAGGGACTAAGATTCTCCCCAGAATGGCGCGCGGCGCTTAGCCGAGCACACCTCGGGCAAAAGTTTCATGGAAACCAATATGTGAGGAGCGGCAATGGCGCGCACTAAGCGAACGGGAGACATCGACTCCCAATATACCGCGATCCGCCTGAGGATGACGGCGCTGACCGCTGCCGCTCCAGCGTCGAGCGGAGTCGTGCCGCCGCACGGGCACGCTGCGGCGAATATCACCTTCGACGAAACGCAGTCCGACGGCTCTGGACGCATGGCCGCAGACGACGTGCAGGAGGCGATCGAGGAGCTGGACTCCGAGAAGCTGGCGCGGTCCGGCGAGCAGCCGATGCTCGGCAACCTGGACATGAACCACTGGTCCGTCAACAACGTCGGGAACCTCGAAGTCGAGGGCGACATCAACATGACGGGCCCCAACGGGTTCGCGAACATTCAGGGCGCGCGCGACATCCACATGGTCGGTGACAACGGTGAGAGCGACATCACTGGGGTGCGGGACATCTCCTTCAACGGCGACGTGGGCGAGGGCGTAATCGACCAGCCGCGCGTCATCCACATGACGGGGGACAACGACGACGGCGAGGCGAAAATCGACGGGATCGAGCGGGTGGTGTTCAACGACGAGCCCACGAAGTCGAGCATCGAGATGGTGTCGCGCATCGAGTACAACACCGACGTCACGGCCGAGAGCAGCTACACGCCTGCCGAGGGCATCTCGTCCTGGGACACGCTCGAAGACATCCTCGTGGCACACGTCGCCAGTGGGGCTGGTTTGGTCGCAGTAGCCCTCGGGTGGGGTGTCGCGATGGCCGTGAACGGGTACAACCCGGTATGAGCGGGAAGCTACCTCTCGGCTGGGACGTCTCAGTGGCGAGCAACGGCCTCGCGCCCTCCGTGGCCGGCGGTCGCTGGTTCGGTACGGGCATCCCGTACCTCACGGCGGACTATTACCTGTCGCACAACGGGCTCGCGTACGTATCCTACGTCGAGGACCTGCTGGTGAACGTATGCACGTGGATGCGCGGTAACCAGTCGAGCGGGACCATCCTCGTGTCCGACACGACCGCTGACATCTCGTGGTACGGCCAGACTGTCGGCGCCACGGTGACGGTGGGTACCACGATCCGGGACGCCCTGACCGCAGCGGGGTTCACGATCGACACGTACACGGGCGTCAACGCCGCTCCGGCAGCGATCGGGAACTGCGACATCGTGATCCTCGGCGCGGAGGGGCAATACGGACCGTACTCACCGGATTTCACGACGCAGAAGACACAGCTGAACGACTGGGTCATCTCAGACCAGGGTGGAGTCATCGACATCGGATTCGGGTACCACGCGTGCTCCCCGGCGACCCAGTCGCCTTTCAATTTCACCTCGTCCTACGCGGTGTTCGCGGGACCGCATAACCCGGCGTTTCCGTACAACTTCGTCGGCGCGGAGGCCATCTTCGGCAACGTAGGTACGATGCCGCAGTTCGGAGACAGCGCGGGCGGAATCGACGCGGCGGCGTTTCGGACGTACATCTACTGGGGCGGCTCGATCAGCGTGAACCCGAGTTACCACACCTACCCAGACGGCGTTCACTGCCTGTGGGACTTCGACTCGGCATTCGCGCAAGCCTACCGCCCACCGGACCCCGGGCCGTACCACGCCCCGGCGTGGGCGGCGTACACGGCGCACGCGGATGCTGGAAACGGGAACAAGAGCTGGTGATCCGTGGCAATTGACAAGTTCACCGTCGTCGTCATCAACGGGGTAGACGACAACAAGCCCTCGGTCGAGCCGTGGAGCCCGAGCAGCTACGAGAACCCCGAGAACACGACGTCTCCCAAGATCCTCGGTGTCACGATGACAGACTCCGAGTACCTAGAGCCGGTGGCCGCCATGCGACGCGGCTATCTGCGGGACGTGACGCCGGCTACGGGGACGTGGTCGGTCGGAGACCTGCTCTGGGCGCAGGCGGACGCTACGGTCCACAACACGCGACCAGCAGGTCCGCTGCCGCAGGTGTTCGTCGGTACCGTGTTCGACTCTAACGACGGCAGTGCGCCGTACGTGGTCGAAGTCAACGTGACGATCATCCCCAATATCGGCGAACTGTCGGGCGTGGACCGGCAGACCCCCGCCGACCTAGACGTGCTGATCTTCAAGAATTCTACCAAAGTCTGGGAGCCGCGCCCGCTCGACTACGGCAACCGCAGCACCCTGATGCACCCGTTCCTGTTCATGGGAGGAAGTTAAGCGATGGCGCAAGTCTACAAGGTGCTCGCGCAGGCCAACCCCGCGGCCACGACCGCTACCACGATCTACACGGTGCCGGCCTCGACGACGGCGGTGATCTCATCTGTCGTCGTAGCGAACCGCTCGGGCTCCGCCCAGACGTTCCGGCTCTACGTCCGAGTCGCGGGCGAGGCGATCAACGACAAGCAGTATCTCGCCTACGACATGACCTGCCCGGCGAACGACACAGTGTTCTTCCAGCTCGGGATCACTCTCGCGGCGACGGACCTGCTCTGCGCCTACGTCTCGGCGCAGCAGCTCGCGATCAGCGTGTTCGGAGTCGAGGAGTCGTAAGGTGGGCGTTCGCCGTCTAGCCACCACGCAGCGCGCGTCGCCGCTCGGGCCGTACTGGAAAGCCATCCAGATGCTGGTCGGAAGCGTCGGCGCGGGCCGAATCTCCAACCAGCGCCCAGCGGGTGGCGGCGGGTCGGCGAGCTATCTCGACGACCTCCTCGACGTCAACGCACCGACGCCGAACGACGGCGACGTCCTCACGTGGGACGACGGCGCCGGGGAGTGGGTCGCCGCCGCCCCGACCGGTGGGGGCGGAAGCTCGCCGTCGGCCAGCACGTCGCCGTCCGCCAGCCCGAGCCTCTCCGCGTCGGCATCTCAATCCCCGTCGGCGAGCGAGAGCCCGTCGGCGTCGCTGTCACCCAGCGCTTCGCCGTCCGCGACTACAAGCCCGAGCGCCAGCCAGTCGCCCTCGGCGAGCCAGTCACCCTCGGCCTCGCTCAGCGCGTCGCCCTCGGCGTCCCCGTCGGGCGGGGGTACGGTCCACCGGGAGATGGCATTCGTCATCCACAACCCGCCGTCCGGGACGACGACCTTCCCGTTCTTCGTGGCGTCGGGGTCGTTCACTATCAAGAAGGTGCGCTCAATCCAGATCGGGACGGGATCGTGTACCGTCAACGGGCGGAAGAACTCCTCGTCGGACATCATTGGGTCGGAGCTGACACCCTCGACTACCTGGCAGTCGTCAGCCGGGCTGAGCGTGGGGCTGGTGGCCGGTGACGACGTCGCCGTCCGTCTCACGAGCGTCACGGGCACCCTCACGTACCTCGTGGTCCAGTTTGACATCGAGGAAGTGACGTAGTGTCCACGTACACCGCGGCGTACTCAGACGCCAGCATCAACGATAACGCGCGCTTCCGGACGTTCGGGGACTTCATCTCTACCTCGCTGCAGTCCGCGGGCTGGACGCAGACCGGCGATACGGGGCAGATCGACTGGGCGACCGTGTCGGCACCAGGCGGCGCGTCGACGTTCATGGGCTACGAGATCCTCTACTCCGACAACACCGCGGGGCCGCGACTCTACATGAAGATCGAGTACGGCTCCGGGTACAACTCGGCGGCGAAGGGGTTCCGCGTCAACTTTGGCACGGGGTCGGACGGTTCGGGAAACCTTACAGGGGGCTCCGCTCCGACCGGCGGCAACTTCTCGGAGCCGTCCAACCCCGGCTTGCTGATGCCTTCGCCCGGGCTCGCGATCTTCTCTGCCGCGGGCTATGCCGCTGCAGCGGGCGACGACTACATCTCAGGTTCCTCGGCCCGGTTCGGCGTCGCGTGCTGCGACGACTCGAACCAGACGTTCAACACCGCGTTCGGCGTATGCCGAACGCACGATACCTCGGGGAACGATACTGACCAAGGCTGGATCCTCTGGAACTTCAGCTACAACAACGTCGGCAAGGTGCTCGTGATGCACTTCGACGCGGCGGGCAAGACGAGTCACTGGGTCACCGACTCCCCGCCGCCGCAGATGTACCTGTTCCGGCACGTAGGCGACGCGACGCACATCCCGGTCAAGCCGATCTACTGGCACGGGTACGAGTCCGACTCGCCGCTGATGCCGTTGCGCGACGTAGTGGCGATGCCGACCGCGCTCGCCGCGGACCGAACCGACCACACGTTCACCCACGTCGGCGCGAGCCGCACGTTCAAAGCCGTATACGGCAACGTAACAGCTTCCACCGTCTGGGGCGTGACAGCCCCGGCCGTCCAATCACTGGCGATGAGGTACGACTGATGGCCGTCTACAACAAGTGGGTGGCCTCCACCCAGATCTCCACCGACGCGCTCTTCCGCGAGTACGGCAAGTGGCACTCCGACGCGTTCGAGACGCTCGGCTGGGCCAAGCAGGGGGATACCGGACAGATCGACTGGACCACCGTCACGCGCGAAACGAGCTTCGCGTTCACAATGCGGGGCTACGAGATCCGGAAGTCTGGGACCGGCGGGGGCACCGCGGTCTATATGAAGATTCAGTACGGCTCTGGCTACAGCATCAACGCTCTCGGCTTCAAGGTACAGTACGGGACGGGCAGCGACGGCGCGGGAACCCTCACGGGGTCGCTCGCCACAGAGTACAACCTGATGGGAGCCAGCGGGGCGGTGAACGAGGTCGGGTTCTTCACCATGGCCGGCGACGACGAGCGCTGGACCATGGGGCAGGGCGGGGTCGGTACACCCGCGAACAACTCCGTAGGGTTCTTCCAGCGGACGTGCGACACCAACGGCGCGGACAACGGGACCGGGTTCGCGCACGGCATGATCGGGTACACGACGGCGCAGCTCTGCTCGAACCAGTACGCGGAGTTCTCAGGCGGCGCTGGGACCAAGGACGCGAACTACTCGATGATGTACTTCCCGAGACTCTCGTGCGCGGGCGGCGCGGTGCCGTACTTCCCGATGTTCATGCAGGGGCTGACGAACAGCGGGTACTTTATGCTCCGGGACATCATCGCGTGCCCGTACCAGTTCGCGCCGATCGGGTCGATCCACACGATCAGCCACTACGGCCAGAACCTTACCTACAAGTCGATCCTCGGAAACACGACGGCCAGCACCCACTGGGGCTACACGACGCCGGTGACCATGGCGTGCCTGATGAGAATCGACTGACATGGCGTACTATACCTTCAGTGACAGTGACAAGGGCCAGCCGGTGCGCGCGCCCGTCCAGGGCCACTTCAAACCCGGGGCCGGGTCGCTCGCGGCGTGGAACATTCACGGCCAGAACGCGCACGGGCAGCCCTACGTGACGGGCAGCACGGCGCTGGTCGCGCAGCTCGTGATCCACGTGCCGGCGCGGTTGAACTCGAAGCCGGCGGGGTTCGGGCTCACGACGGACGGCAACTACAAGACGTTCCACGCGAGGGGGAGCAAGGACTACCACGCTCCCCCGACCAAGTAAGGGAGTAACCTAGATGTCCTGGGACTACAGCATCGGCAACCTCGCGCAGCGGTCGGCGTACAACCCCGTCGCCGTGTCGCCGGCCGCGGACGACGCGCTCCTCAGCCTGACTCGTCTCGCGAACGGCTACCCGGACCAGGAGGCGGGCTTCACGTGGCGCTCCGACGGGACGTACGCCGCCGACGTGGACATCAACGCGCTCGCGGACTATTCGGACCGCTCCGATGCGCCGACTGGGTGGCGAGACTTCCTCCTCGCCCTCGCTGGCACGCCGGGGCTCGGGTCGTTCCCGCCGGACTGGGGCACTTACGCCTCGCGCACCGCTTTGCGTCTGTATCGCCCGGTGTTCCAGGAATTCCCCGTCATGCCCGGAGAGAACTGGAAGTGCCGGATGTCAATCTACATCCCAGCGGCGTCCACGGCCACGGGCGTGCAAGTCGAGGTGATCGACACGTGGTCCGGTCTCGGGTGGAACGGCTCGGCGTGGGTGGACGGCGGGGTGCTGGAGTCGCAGAGCGTCGACGACACGTGGGAGGAGATCGACGAGATCATCACGGCGGATGCGAACCGCGAAGTGCGATCCACGTACCGGGTGGTGATCTCCCCGGTCGCCGCGAGCTACTCCGCGACGACCTACGTCTACGCGTCTTCCTACAGCAACGAGCTGGACGGCTCGCCCGCGATGATCGGTGAGGCCGACCTCGTCGCGCTCATCGGGCACAATATCCCGGACTCCGCCACGGTCACGGTCGGCCCGATCGCGCTCCCGATCAGCCCGGTGAGCTGCGCGGCGACGGACACGGCGTCCTACACGCAGGTCTGGCAGCTCGCGATCCAGATGCCGGCAGGCAACCAGCCGCGGCCGAAGATCGGGGAGCTGTGGATCGGGATGAACCGCGTCTTCCTCCGCGGCCCGGACCCGGGGATCTCCGTGAAGGAGGGAGACCCGAACCAGATCCGTGTCGAGGCGGCGCAGGGACGTCTGGAGATCCTCTCGGACCAGCGGCTCCCGGCCGAGGCGATCTCGCTGAAGATCCGGACGTTCACCGAGGCCTCCTTCGCCCAGTACAAGAACGAGATCCA